CCTTGGGATCTGGGCAATGTCCGCGACCATCTGGTGGAAGTCGGTCTCCGCGTCTTCTCGGTAGGCTCTGACAAAGTCCTCGGCCCCCGACAGTCCACGCTTTCCGGTTAGGCTTGCAAAGTGAACGAGGATGCGAGGCTCTTGCTGGTCGAAGTCTATCGACGCCCACTTCTCTCCTTCCTCCGGCAGGAACAGACCGCGTATCTTTCGGGCCATGTCGGGGTTTCGGGCCGGGATTTGCTGGAGGTTCGGGTTCGCCATGGAGATGCGGCCCGACACAGTGCCGCCGCCTTCGGATCGCAACTGGTTGATGTGACCGTGGATGCGCCCATTGTCGGTGTAGCGGAAGATGCTGGACAGGAAGGTGTTGCCGATCTTGTCGTATTCCCGCGCCTCGGCAATCTTCTGGGCTATCGGGTGTTCGTGCTGGGCGAGGAAATTCCTGGTGAAACTCGGGAGCCCCGTTTTTGTTCTGCCATACGGTATTTGCAAGTGGTCAAATACCTTGGCAATTGACGCCGCCGCCCAGAGTTCGACGGGTAGTCCGGTTTCCTTTTTCACCTGCACCAAGATTTTCTTTACCACCTTGAGCATGTCCTGCTTCAGTCGCTCGGCGGCATCAAGATCGACGCGGACACCGCGCCGCGTCATTTCAATGCAGAGGGGAAGCACTTCCGCCTCCAAATTAAAAACCTGCCATAGGTCTTCTTTGGTGAGTTCGACCTTGAAGAGTTGCCATAGGTCCAGCGTGAGCTTTGCATCTGCTTCGGCATACTCACCAACAAAGCAGGCCGGGAGCTTGTACAGTTCTCCTTTGGGGTCAACGCCAAATTCCTGTGCGGCTTCCCGCAGCGCCGCTTCATTTTTCATTTGCCCGGTGTAATCATAGGATACGGTGTTCAGGGAGTAGCTGAAGCGGTTCTCATTAAGTAAGGGGGCGGCGAGCATGGCGTCGATGAGGGTGCCCTTTAGTTCTATGCCAAGGTGCGTGAGCCAGCCTGCGTCATACGCGGCGTTGTAAAAAATCTTGTCGGACGGGTGGTTTGCTATCTCTTTTTTAAACCACCGCAAGACAAGCCTGCGGTCAAGGTTGCCGCCACCTTCGTGGCCCATGGGCAGATAGGCGTTAAACCCGTCATAGGCTACAGCGATGCCGACAACATCTCCATTGCCCGTGGGCCACCCCGGTCCATGGGTCTTGAGGCGTGGATCTTTAGTCTCAAGATCTATCGCAATTTCTTTTATGCCGCTGGGCGTTGGGGAGAGTTCCTCGGGAGGAACCCATTCTGTCTTGACGCCCCACACTGGTCGTTTAAGATTCTTTTTCATCATCCGCGAACAGTTCTGCGTCCCTCTGGCGTTCTTTTTCTTTTTTCCAGCCCTTCCAGACCTCTTCGGTTAATTCTTCCTGGAAGTGTGGTTCGTTTTCAGCGCACTCCAGTGCCACTGCTGCATAGCCAGCGCCGTCAATGTAATTGTCTTCATTGAAGGTGCCAAGTTTCCGACGCGCAATCTTCAGCAATTCCATCATGTTGGCAACGTCAGCCGCCAGAAGATAATCTTTGTTGTAGAGGTAACCGTTCCACAACATGGCGATGTTGTTATGGTTTTCCCATATCGGGCCGTGGGCGTCCGCACGGTCACCACTGACTAAATTTAAAGCTTGCTCCAAAACTCGTTTGGCTGCCATTTCTTATGCTCCTCTCTTCCACTGGTAAGCTTATGCTCGACGCATATTCCATGCCCATTTTCATCCCATCGGAAATTCCGAAATCCGTGTAGACCGCGCATAGGTCCGCCGCATTATACCAAGCGAGGGCGAGCCTCAGTCCCATCTCTCGCTGCTCGGGGATCTTGTCGTCGAGAACCTGGGTGTAGAGGAGATGGCTGGCGAAGGGCGATTCCTGGCGCAAGAGGGAATCCCATAGACACTCTCTGGCATAGCCCACGTTGCGCACGAGATCACCTGCGTAAGGGCTTTCGATGATGACCTTCATAGGGCCCATCCCCTCTGGGAGTCCTCTGGCATTTTTAGGACGAGGTTCTCTTTGGCTCTCGTTATTCCGACATATAACACGCGATGGGCGTCGTCTGGGTTTTTCTCCATTTCCATGAGCGCCTTCCCGGAAAGATCTAAATACAGGAGGACGTTATCAGCCTCCCCGCCTTTTGCCCCGTGAATCGTGGAGAGTTTGATTTTGGGCTTCTCGAAGATGTTTGTTCCTCGGTTGAGAAGAGCAGAGGCGTAGGCGCGGTCCTCGTCACTAATGCGATCAAGAACAACGTCCCATGTGTCGTTTTCCGCCTCCAACCCGAAATGCTGGCGCAGTGCTGCCAAACTAAAAAGGTCTTGTTCCGCCGTTCCAGTCAACATTTTCTTTGCGCCTCTTTTCAAGCGCCCTTTTCCGCTTGAGATATGTTCATATAAGTTGAGGGCTTCCTTCTGGGAAATTTCGTGGCCGGTGCCCTCTTGGAGGTGGGTCCATGTGCTGATCGCGTTGCGGACATTTCTTTTCAGCGACGGGGTCCCGCGCCGCTCGAAATACTGGCCGCTGGATGTCAGGCGTTCGGATAATTCGTCGAGCATGTAATTGGCTTGGGCCAGGATCAACCAATTTCCCCCGTTAAGGTTGATTGTATTAGGGTCATATACCCTTTCGACATTTCCTTCTTGCGTTCGGGGGAACCAGTTCTTCCTCTGGCGTGAACGGATTCGGTTCACAACTGCATCGGCCACGCGGTGGACGCTGCGCGGGACGCGGTAGGATTGCGCGAGCACTTCGGAACCGCCCTCCAGGGTGACGAAATGGTTTATGTCGGCTCCCGCCCAACTGTAAATTCCTTGGTCATCGTCGCCCGCAACAAACATGCGGTCACTTCGATCACTGAGGTGGTGGGCTACCTTCCACTGGAGCGGCGTCAGATCCTGCGCCTCGTCCAGAAAAACCACTTCCAAACTTGGTATGGCTGCGGGCTTGTCTGAAAGCTCCACCATCATATCGGTGAAGTCCTTCAGACCGTTCCTCGTCTTGAACCGCTGGTACTCCGCAAAGAGATGCTCAAACTCATAAAATGGAATCTGTAGCTCGGTCACGTTATAAGCATATCGTGGTCCCCGCATGGAGTTCCGCGCAAGGTCGATAGCCCGCATGGTGGGGTTGTTGCTCTTGAGCGAGATGAAACCGTCGTCACTTACGTGCTCTGTGCCACCACTTGAAAGATCGACACCCGTTGTTTTCCCGAAATCCCTAAGATTTCTGTCGTTCAGAATCTGCGAGCTTGAGAGCCCCAGCATCTGAAATGCGAGACTGTGCAAGGTGCGGAAAAACTGGAAGTCCTTTTCCGGGTCCAGATTGAATCTTGCCACGGCCCTGTCCCGTGCCTCGTGGGCCGCTTTCCGCGTGAACGCAAAATAGCCTATCTCGTTCGGTGACATGCCACCTGACAGCAATTGGTCCACTTGGTTCAGCAGCGTTGTAGTTTTCCCTGTGCCGGGGGGACCAAAGTACCTAAACACCCACTTCGGCCTTCAAAAAAACGTCAATTTCGTAGCCCAGCGTGTCCAAAATCTTTTCAATCTTGTATACTGAAAGCTCTCTGGCGCTCATGCAATTTTCATATTCGGCAATGGTGCGCTGCGGCATCCCACATTTCACGGCCAGCTCCCGCTGACTGTACCCGGCTTCCTCTCTAAGTTCTTTCAAGAGCTTTTTCCACGGCGTGAAGATCCGCGTTGTTTTCTCTTTGTTCTTTTTCATTAGAAGGGTATGTCCTCGGCGTCATCATTGAATCGTGTTTCAAACCCGTCTTCGATTTTGGCGAAAGAGGGAACAGACCAGCAACGAACTGTTCTTCCTTTGATCCTGAACTGTTCTGCCCTCCCGTCGATCTCTCTGAGCCTTTGGGCAATTTTGTTCGACCGATAGTCAAAAAATTTGCTGCGCTTTAGGAAAGCCTCGAAATCCTTTAGCCGGAAGTAGGTTCGTCCTTCTTCTTCATCAGTCCATGGGCGGCGGAGAAGGATCTCTTCCCTGTCCATCGCGGACTGCATGTGCGTCGAAAATTCTTCAAGCAAATCATAAAATTGTCCGCGCAAACTTGTATCGTCGGAGGTCGTGATGACCGCCCCTTCTGTGTCGAGCATCGTGCCCAAGAGCATGTTGATTAGTGTCTCCCACGCCTGCTTGGACATCGTTCTCGGCATGAAGTTGATCTGGTCCATGCACAGCATCTGGAACCGGATCTGCTTCTGTAGGCCCTCGGTGTCCAGTTCGACGGGACTCCCATTCACGTCGAGAAACCAAAGCGGCGGCTCGCTGTCGTATTTCCGCAGGTTAGCTACAGAAGGAGTGTTTGATCCCCCGCCAACCCCGTGCTTACGCGAGCGGCAAAGATCCTTGTTGCAGAAATTACATATGGGCTGGTCGGCACATTTGTATTGGTAGTCCTTCTTCTTGACCTGATCTGCAACGATGTTGACTTCGTTCAACGCAAGAGGTGGGTCCATGATTTGTTGATTGTATTCGAGGATCTTTTTATCCCAGGCATCTGGATAGGCTTTTCTGAGATAGACTCCCAGATTAAATAGGCCATTGTTTCTAGTGCCTTGAGGAAAGCCCTGTCGCAAAAGTGCCTGCAAACATGGCGGACCATCCTTCAGCTTTTGGTCCACTTCCGGTGACTCTTTTGCAAGGAGATTGTCGAGTTGTTCCCCGGTTATCGAGGCGGCTTCTGCGTAGGTGAGGAACTCTTCCAGACTGGCCCTGCTGCCATCATCCTTTACCGCGTACCGGAGCCCGTTTTCATGGTCAAAATAAGGCAAGTTCAGGAAGTTGCCGTTGTCGCCTCGGTCTAAGACCAATTGAATTTGTTTTGGGAAAACCTCGCACCCACCGAAACCAATCTCTGCTGCAACTTCTTTCAGCTTCAACTGGAGTTTCCCGGCTTCTACAAATTCTTTTAAAAACAAATAGACGTGCGCTCCGCCGCTCTTGCTGCGGCAGACAACGAGGGGAAGGTCAAGTTCCTGGAGTTTCTTTAGTATCGCGGAATGATCCAACGGATACTGGTCGATGTCGATTGCGCCCCAGACACATACGTTGTTCTCGTTTATCGGGACAACACCAATGCTTGTTTTACCGCTTAGATGTGCGGCATAAGTAGCACTGGTCCGTGGTTCGTGGACAAATTTGTATTTGCCCTTCCACTTGCCGCTCGCGTCTTTTCCGGTCAGGTCTACGGCACCGTAGGCCCGGTTCAAGCCACGGAAAAGTCGTGCGAATCTTTCGATTTCTTTTTTCATCCCAAAGAAAAAGGGGGAGGCGGAGTCAAGACCTCCCCCCCTCTCCCCCCAACTCAGAAGGGTGTGTTTTCGTCAGAAGAGGCGGATGAATCCTCTCGCTGATGTTGCACGTTCACCTTTCCTGCTTGAATTGAGTCTGCAAAGAACTTTGCCTCGGCATAGAGGCCGGGATCTTCGATTTGTGAATCCTTTGAGATTTGCCAGCCATGCCAGGAGCCGTTCTTGTTCTCCTCGGCCACGGTTTCGAGACGCCAAATGTGGCCGAAACGTGGCGGGGTAAATATATTGCCGCTGGCGTCTTTCATCTTGAGAGACCGCATGGCGGAGTTCCATTGCTTCGACTTCTTTAGCTGTGTCGATTTCATGGGCAGGAGAGCTTGCTGCGTCACGCCATCCTCATCAATTATGAGCACGTAGTGCTGTGCCGTCTTTTCGAGGTAACGACCATCTCCATCGACGATGTAATCCTTATTGTCGTCGCCGCGCTCGGTTTTTGGGATGTCGTCGCCTGCACCATAAATATTAAGAGGTGCCTTCGAGCCCGTTCCACGCGGCTCCCATTCGATGTGCTGTAAGTTATACGCACAGTTTATCACGCGGACGCCAGTCCCACCTTTGACCACTTCTTTTGTGACGGTGTTGTAAATGTCTCCAGCCTTGGCATTGTCCAGATCGTCCAATTCATCGGACATTTTTTGCAGAACCTTTAGGAAAGGAATTGCAAGATCCTCTGAATTCAGATCATTTACGCCTCTGCCTGCATCTTTCGCAAACATCGTGGCGCTCATTACAGCAACCGCTTGTTTGCTTTTGCCGTTTTTGCCGTTTTTGCCGTTTTTGCCGTTTTTCTTCGATACTGCCGTTCGGGCCATGTCTATTTGCTCCTCTTGATCGTTGCACGTTGCGATATGTATGCGCCGAATAAATCTAGCGGGACGGCGTCCCCCGCTTCGACTCTTTCCCGTAGCCATGCCTTCAACGTCATCGGCTCGACTTTCTCAAGCTGGCTCGGGGTATATCCTCTCATTCCGCAGAGGTTTATAAAGGTCTTTGCATCCCCATCTTCCCCGCGCCCAAAAGTTACCGTGACATTGTTCTTCACGAGGTCTCCGAAATCATTGTCGCGGAGCCATTTGAAAGCTTCTTCTTTTCGATTCTTCGGTATGGACGCGCCATAGACAGGTTTGACGGAAATTTCCGCTCCGTCCATAAGCGTAAACTTCTGGAGGCCCATCGTTTCGAGAGCTTCCGGGAGTTGCTCGTCCGTAATTTTATAAAGAGCCCGCTTTTGCTCCTTGAGCAGTTCCTCCGTCGTGACTATTATTTGCTCAAGGTTCGCGGCATTATTTGCCAGTTTCGCAATTGAGTCGAGTTGGTCGTCTTCGAGTCTGTCTATCTTGTCAGCGGTGCTTCCGGCGTCGGAAGCCATCTCCTGTAATAAATCCTTCATTCGTTTCTCCTGCTTCATCCATCGGCGGTTGACTTAACCGTCAACGTCCCTTATATGGGTATTTATGGGGGGCGGCAAGAGAAATCTTTATGAGAAAATTTCTTTTTAAAACCAAGCCCTATCGGCATCAGCGCGAGGCATTCGAGGCCAGCGTAGATTCCGGAACATATGCGCTTCTCATGGACATGGGCACCGGCAAGACCAAGGTTTGCCTGGATACAATCGGCTACAACTTCGAGCAAGAGCGGATCAACCTAGCAATTATCGTAGCGCCGAAAGGCGTCATCGCTAACTGGGTGAGAGAGATAGAAACGCATCTGCCGGATCGCATAGAGCGGGAGATCGTTCTGTGGAAGCCGAACCTCACGAAAACCAAGCGGCAGGAACTAAAGGACCTATACCAAAAGAACGGGAAGCTTAAATTTCTTTTAATGAACGTCGAGGCGTTCAGCACCAAGAAGGGCGTGGATGTCGCTGAGTTCTTTGTAGGGAAATTCAAGGTTTTCATGGGTGTGGACGAATCCACCACCATCAAAAATCGTCAGGCAAAGAGGACCAAGGCAATCTGCTCCGTGGGCCGTGGTGCGGCAATGCGTCGTATTTTGACGGGTTCTCCTGTCACCAAGTCTCCGATGGATTTGTTCAGCCAGATGTACTTCCTCAGTCCTAAAATACTGGGCTTCAAGAGCTATTACACCTTCCAGAGCCGCTATGCCGTGGTACAGCGCCGCACGATGGGAGCCCACAGCTTTAACCACGTCGTGGGCTTTCGGCGTCTGGACGAGCTTACAGACGTCCTGGAAGCCCACTCTTACCGCGTGAGGAAAGAAGACTGCCTCGATCTTCCAGACAAGGTCTACATGAAGCGTGAGGTTGAGTTGACTCAGGAGCAGTCCGACGCCTACACGCAGATGAGGCATCTGGCGCTGGCTCGCCTCGCAAGCGGGGAATTGGCAACCACTCAGAATGTTCTGACCCAGATCATGCGCCTGCAACAGATCTGCCTGGGGCATCTGACGGATGACGCTGGTGAGGTACACCCAATTAAATCAAACAGGCTTAACGAGCTTCTCGATATCTGCGGCGAGCTTCAGGGTAAGGCAATCATCTGGGCGACATGGACCATGGACATTCGCTCGATTGCCGAGGCCCTGCGTAACCGCCATGACGTACAGGCGGTTGCAACGCTCCACGGGGAGACGCCGGATTCTGATCGCCAACAGATCGTGGAATCTTTCCAAGATCGGCAATCAGGATTGCGTTTCCTCGTGGGGCACCCTAAAACGGGCGGCTTCGGGCTTACCCTCACCGCCGCCAACACCGTCATCTACTACAGCAACTCTTACGATCTGGAGCTTAGGATACAGTCGGAGGACCGGGCCCACCGTATTGGGCAGGAAAACAAGGTCACATACATTGACCTGATATCTCCGGGGACCATAGACCAGAAGATCGTGGAGGCCCTTCGCAGCAAAATTAAGATTGCTGACACCATTTTAGGAGAGGATGCGCGGGAATGGCTGAAATAAATTCTGAAATAAATGTCAACACTTTCTTCATTAAACACGAATCTGTATTGCAGGCATATCGTTTGCTGGTTCCATACTGTTTTACATCAGATAAGGATGATAAATTACTGTTAACTGCTTTTAATCGTGATTACGAGGAAATACCCAGAGCGAGGATTCGTTTCAGACGAAACCCAGCTAATTTCACGGGGGTGTGGTTGGGTGAAAGTTTTTATATGTATAATGATAACCCAGAATCCCGTGAGGACTACTGGGAAAGGTTAGGCAAACTTTATTCACACAAACACGTTGTAGTTGGATAATCCAAAAACTGGCTGAAATGATACCAAAAGCAGTTGTCTTTGCCTTAATTCTTCCAGTTCTGGGATGCTCACCGATAGAATCTGCTGTTCTAGGCGGCGCAACCGGCTTGTGGCAAAAGCATGAAATGTTAAATCTGGAGAAGCGGATAGAGCATCTGGAGAAAATTCTTAAAGAATGGAACTGTTTTTAGTTTTTACAGGGAGGTCCAGTTTCTACCGTTGAAGATACGTGCCGACATTCTCTGTGGGTCTCTGTCTATATCATAGCTACCGTGGATCCATCCGCCGGTAGGCTCTTCTTCCCTGTAGAATTCCAGAATCAACTGGTCAAAGATGCAGTTTTCTTTTATCCACAGAGCAACCCGTTTGTTGTCAATTCCGGGTATTTCAAAATCTACGGCTTTTCCCAGTACGTGCTGGGATGTGTCGGCGGAGCCAATGGCACGATTTAACTCAAGGCAACGAAACCCGCTGCTCGGCGCAAAAGGAATCCCGTAATGTTCCCGGACGGGCTCCAACACCATGCTGCAAAGCAGGACAAGGTTTTCGACCTCTGTCTCGCTTGGCGTGTTGTCGATGCCCTTGCGTATTGCCGTTCCGGATTTTGTAAGCTCGTTTAGAGAAAAGTGCTGGGACAGCTTCATCCAACTATCTGGCGGGGCTTGCATCGGACAGACATGATGCCGGATTCTTCGTTGCGGCCTACTCCGCTACCCGCTCCTGCGGTTATATGACCACCATAATTTGCAAAAAGTGGAAGCCCCACTTGGCTTAGGCCAGCAAGTGTTTCCTGCGAGACTGGACCCGTGGGCCGTGGTCCCACTGGCATGGGCTGTTGTCCCACGGGACTGACCCGACTAAGCACCGACCCCTGAACGGGAGCCCTCGGCGATGGCACATTAGGTGGCACATTAGATGCCACCCGACGCGGTCTTGTTCCCGTGGGTTCCCGAAGAGATGTCCGGGGTCCCCTCCGAAAGCGGATTTCTTCGTCGTCGCCGAATTCTTGATATTTTGTGGGTTCCCCTACCTCATACAGAACTCCAGGCACGTTTCTAAGCTGTTGAATACGCCTTGCGTTGTCCCCGATAAACTTTTGGTGAGCATAGAGCCGCAGTCTTGTTTGCCATAGCGCATTGGCCTGGGGATTTGATACGGGAAATTTTTCCATGGCGACGACAGCAAGTTCCGGCTCCATCAGGAGGTCAACGAGTAACCTGTCTATGCTGCTTCCGCGCACGTCGGCCAGGGCCTCCATACCGAGTTGGCGCCCAGTGGCCGGAGCCCACAGCTTGCTTGGAGAGCCCAGGGGGATGATGTCGGAGGCCACTCCACCTATCCACCGGCCAATAAAACCAGCCCAAGTGTCGGAAACCCCAGTTCTTACTTTAACTCCGGGTGTGGCGGCAGGACCAATAGGTGACTGTAGCCGCGCTGCTTCGGCAATCTCGCCAAAAACTTTTGGCGCAGCCTCTCCGTACATTTCCCCAAGGAGCCTTCTAATTATTGGATCTTTCGCCAGCTTGAGAAGGGCTTGGGGGTCCCAGAGTGTCACGGTTGTTCCAAGATGTGCTGAAAGCTGCTCTGCTACCTTTCCAGCATTAGTGCTGGATCCCGGCTTGGTCAAAGCCTCGCGGATCAGACCTTCCGCCACCGCCTGTCTAAAACCTTCAAGAGCGGGATTGCTGCCATCTGGAAGTACGCCGCTTTCGAGGACTTTAAGCGTATTCCGTAGAACTTCGGGGTTCGTTCTAAATTTAGCTAGGAATTTAGTACCAATGGTTAAGGGTTCCGGATTATCTAGGAATATAGCGGCGGACTGGAGATTGGACTCTCTTTGCGCTGCTTCTCTAACCAATAACCGATAGCCTTCCTCCGTGAAATCTTCGTTAAATGCGCCGTTTTTTCTCAGGGTTCTTACGGTATCGTCCAACTTACTGATGTCCGCATGCCGTATAGCTTCAACAATGCGTTTCGCATTTGCTAAGTCCTCGAAGCCCGTGTCTTTTCCGGTTGCCTCTCTAAGCCATCTAATTGCAGCATCGTTATTTTCGATCCACCGGGCCGCTGCTGTTGAACTGAACTTGTCTCCGGTGCCGAATCCTTTAAACCTGTCCCACAAAGTTCTTTGGACCATTTCTATGTTGACGT